CTTTGACTTGAACATCATGTGGAAATGCTTGGATTGCTCCTGACAAAGGTTGTCGTCTTGCGTTAAATCCTTCTGCTTGAAAGAGCTTAACTATTTCGTTCTCTACTCTAGTACCCTTTACCTTTGCTTTGCTTGACAACTTTCCTCCCAGTTTTCTTTGCTTCTGCTTTAGCTTTCTTCATTCCAGCTTTAGAATATGAATAAGTTTTTTTTCCTACTTTAGGCATTTGAAATCTCCTTTAGTTGATTTTGCATACTGAAGTTATCAGCTCTTAATTTGATTCTATCATCATAAGCCTTATCTAGCTTATCCATAAGAACCTTATTTACTTCTTTAATTTCTTGTATTGACTCTTTTAAGATTTTGACATCTTCCATTAGCACATCAACCGTCATCTTCATTCCTTTCTGTTTATAGTATTTTGGGTGAACTTTAAACTATAAAAGAAAGAAAAAAAAATTTCAATGCACAGAATTAGTCTGCTTTACCTTGTTTCCAAATATTTTTTAATTTAGCTGATACAGACTTACTTTTTGCTATTGCAGCTTTACCTACTTTAGATTTGATTACTTTTTTTGCTCCATGAACAGCAAGAATACTAGGAACAGCTACTGCAACAGAAGCAATTTGTGATTTTGTTAATAAAGTAGCACCTACTTCTCTTACATCATCAACTGCACCTTTAGCTTCTTTGGCATAATCTTTGACTACTGGTTTAATTTTTTTATCTACAACAGGTTTAATTTTTTTAGATTTTTTATATGCTTTTAAACCCTTATGAGCTAATTTTGCTGCACCTATTGCTACCTTAACCCAAACCATTAATTTTTATTAATATTTTTTAGATTAGATGCCATTTTGCTAACACCTGTTGTTTTCCAAACCCAAGGCACTGTACCTTTTATATCTCCAGCCTTGTATTGTTTCCAAACATTTTTTAACTTAGCTGTTAAAGCATTAGATTTTTTCTTCTTTTTATATCTAATAGTCATCTTTACCTTTCGTCTGCCTAGTACTAGGAGCTATTCGATCTTAACCAGATCAGAGCTACTATAGTCAGACACTCACCTTACACCAAAGTTCACTTCTCTCAACGCACATTTATAGGGTGCTTTTTTTAACCTCTATTATTTGTGTAGTAGGGAAAGACTGATTGGAAGTTGGTTTTTTAACCCCCCCTTGCGTTATATCTCTCTATGTTAAATCTATATTTACAGAGAGATTCGCATCTAGGGTATGCTGAACCCTATCGGGTGCACGTATACCAACTCTATCCAATATGTCTTTACTAGCCTCTAGTTGAACATACTCACTTCGTGCATTCATACTCAAGTCCACCATCTTTCTTGAGGCATGTACTGCACCTAATCCAACGGTATTAGCTATCTGTTTCATCATATAGCTCTGTACCTTTGGAATACGTAGTGTTCTACTAGCTGTTACTCTACCCCCATCACCCGTTGAATATCCAGCAGTTTTTGCTGCTTCTGTTATGGTACAACCTGTCGCTACGATTGTATCAACAAGTTTACGTTGTTTATCGGTTAATTCATCTTCTTGTTTGGCTTTACTTATATTCACCATGTTGGGTAATAGTACTTGCTGGATTTTCCTTGTCAAGCATAATCGTCAAGTCATATTAGCACATCACTATATCTCGTGGTGAGGATCGACCTCACCACAAGATAGTGGCTTGACCCTCCCTCCGTTCGCGCCACAGTTACTCCCCTCTCTCGTGATTACCCAATGTATCACATGGTCAATACCTCCACTTCGCTGAGCTTCGCTCTGGTTCGCTTCGTTTCGCAAGTAGGCGACAAGTCGCCAAGTATTGACTTGATGTGATCCTATTGGGGTAATACACTCAAGGAAAAAGTGTAAGAAAGGAGTTATTATGTTAATTGAAATAAAGAATAGAATATGGTGGATTTGCGACTGTATTCTAGAATTAAGATTAATACCTTATCAGGAATGGCGATTTGAAGAAGCTATGAGTGATATAGGAAAACATTATAGAAATAAAAGATAAGAATTTAGGATTCAATTTTGAATCTTAATTATGCCTTATTTAGTGTGTAGATAAGGTATTGTAAATCTAGACAACAAAAAGGAGTTTGATATGTCAGATATTAATTACACATATGTTAATGAAGAACTAAAAGAACATATGCAACACATGGTTGATGAGCATTTTACTAATACTTATCAATCCTTAAAACTTCAGTTTGATACTTGGTTAAAAGCTGAAGATACAAATGAATGGCTTGAGTATAATGCTAAAATTAGCGTTGGGAAAATGGCTAATTCTGATTATAGAACGATTAAAGCGTTAGAAGTTAAACTAAATAGCGTTAAAAATCAGTTTGAAAAATATTCAGATGAAATTGGACATGACGCCCATACAGCTCATAAAATGGAAATTCCTCAAGCTAAATATGAGCAGTTATTGAGATTAAAGAACAATTACGAAGTATCTTTAAATCTTGTTAAAAGCTCATTTAAAGCAATTTCCAAATACTATAAGGAAATGTTTGATGAGGATTTTATTCCTACTTCGGTTCAGCAAACTAGAAAAGCAGTATCTAGTCAAATGAACCAAGTTAAGAGTTTTAATAGAAATCAATTTAGTTTGTTTTCATTAAAAGCATAATTACTTCTAATTCTAGGGGATTTATTTCCCCTAGAATATTTTTTTTTAAAAAAATGGCAAGATAATACCGAACGGAAAGGAAATAACATGAATCATTTATGTGCCACATTATTATTATTTTGTTCATCATTTAATATGTCTTTTGATGATGACAGAAATGATTTCGTAGAAATGATAGGTAGGTGTGCAGTAGAGTATAATGCTTATTACACCGAAAACCAAAACAGAATACCAATACACTTGGTTGTTGCAGTTGCCTCACACGAAAGTGGCTGGGGAACGAGTAGGTTCGTACTAGAAGGCAATAACTATTTTGGTATTAAATCACTAAGTGATGACCCTGACGAATATATGATACCGAAAGAAAATAAAGAAGTTAAGATTCAGAAATATTTAGTGCCATGTGATTCGGTCTATGATTTTATGGACTTGATATCAATGAGCAAAAAATATGAGGGATTTCAACATGAATTATTTAATCAATGGTTTGATGATATAATTGATTTGGAATCATTAGTATACAGTCTACCTAGATATTCGAAAGATAAGAACTGGGAAAAGAATGTATTAAGAATAATAAAACAACTGGAGGTAAGGTGAAAAGCAAAATTATAACAATTAATCAAATACTTAAAAATAAGAAATTAAGTTTAAGTGTAAAGGATTATATTAATGAAAATAAAGACAAGAATAAGAAGGTTAAGAAAACGACTAGGAAAAAAAGCGTTAAGAGAACCGAAAACTAAATCACAGATACGAGATAGAATAAATTATGATCGAGTATCTATGATATGGAATAAACGATATAACTAGAAAGGAGTATAATATGTATTACAAAGAAATGATTAAAGGATTTCATCATATGGGAATCAAAGTTCCTACTGATATGTGGCATCCTGAA